CGCCGGGCCGTCGCGGCGACCACCAAGTAGCCACCCAGGAGGTGGCCCCGACGCCCCAGGAGGGCACCATGGCCGACGAGGCACCCACCACCGAGACCCCCGCCGAGCGGCCTGCCGCCGAGCCGCCCGCCGCCGAGGCGACGACCCCGCCGTGGGAGCGCGATGGCGAGCAGTTCGACCCCGAGCGCGCCTGGGCTCGCATCCAGGCGCAGAAGGCCGACCTCGACGCCATCCGCGCCGAGCGCGACAGCTTCAAGACCAAGGTCGCCGAGTTCGAGGACGCCCAGCTCACCGAGGCACAGCGCACCGAGCGCGACCTGGAGACCCTGCGCACCACCAACACCGACCTGGCCACCGAGAACGCGATCCTCAAGGCAGTGATCGCGAACCCCTCGCTGACCGAGGCCGACATCGAACTTCTCCAGGGCGTCCCCGCGGACGCCGTGGCAGACCGTGCGGCCAAGCTGGCCGCACGACTGGGGACAGGCGCCCCGAACCCCCTCGCGACCAGGCCCACCGAGGCGCTGCGCGGCGGGGCCGACCCGACTGCACCCCGACCGGGGTCTAGCAACGACTGGCTGCGCGACGCCCTCGCGCAGTCCCAGCACTAAGGAGAACCCCATGGCTGGTTACGCCAACATCCTGGGCCGGGCCGACGTCGGCGAGGCGCTCGTCCCGGACCAGGTCATCAACGAGATCATCGCCGAGGCACCCAAGTCCTCGGTCGTCCTGGACCGCGCCAAGACCGTGCGCCTGTCCGCCAAGAAGGCCAAGCAGCCCGTGCTCGCCACGCTGCCCGAGGCCTACTGGGTCGACGGCGACACCGGCCTCAAGCAGACCACCAAGAACACGTGGGACAACGTCGTGATCACCGCCGAGGAGCTGGCCGTCATCGTGCCGATCCCCGACGCCGTGGTCGACGACGCCAACGTCCCGCTGTGGGACCAGATCAAGCCGCTGCTCGCCGAGGCCATCGGCAAGAAGGTCGACACCGCGGCCCTCTTCGGCCTCGACAAGCCCGCCTCCTGGCCCACCGCCGTCGTGCCCGCCGCGATCGCCGCCGGCAACACCGTGGTCGAGGGCACCGGCGCCGACCTCGGCGTCGACGTCGCCTCCCTGGGCGAGAAGATCGCCCTGGACGGCTTCGGCATCAACGGCTTCGCCGCACGCCCCGGCCTGCAGTGGAAGCTCGTCGGCCTGCGCACCTCCCAGGGCGTGCCGATCTACACCCCGTCGCTGTCCGCAGGCACCCCCTCGGGCCTGTACGGGTACCCCCTCAACGAGGTGCTCAACGGCTCCTGGGACGCCGACGCCGCCACCCTCCTGGCCGCCGACTGGTCCAAGTTCGTCGTCGGCATCCGCCAGGACATCACCTACGACCTGTTCTCCGAGGGCGTCATCTCCGACACCAACGGCAAGGTCATCCTCAACCTCATGCAGCAGGACACCAAGGCGCTGCGCGTCGTGTTCCGCGTGGGCTTCCAGGTCGCCAACCCGCTGACCCGCATCGGGGGCTCCACCCGGTACCCCGCCGGCGTCATCGTCCCGGCCGCCGAGGACGAGGGCGGCGAGGGCTGACATGCCCAAGATGACCTCCCCGCAGGGCGAGGTCCTGGACATCCCAGCCGAGAGCGCGCACGCGCTGCGCGCTCTCGGCTGGACCCAGGCACCCGAACCCGCCACCGAGACCAAGACGGCACCCAAGACCCGCAAGGCACGCACCACCAAGGAGTGAAACCATGGCACTCCCCGCCTTCGCCACCGTGCAGAACCTCGCCGACTGGCTCGGTGAACCCATCACTGACACCGGCGACATCTCCCGCGCGAACGGGGCGCTCGCCATGGCCTCCGCGCTCGTGCGCACCGAGACCGGCAAGCAGTGGGTCGACGAGCACGCCAGCCTCGTCAACCCACTGCCTGACGCCCTGAGCCTTGTCACACTCCAGGCCGCCGCACGCGCCTACTCCAACCCCGAGGGACTGACCTCCGAACGCGTCGACGACGCCCAGGTCTCCCGCAAGGTCGACGAAGCCGGCGTCTACCTCACCGCCTCCGAACGCGACCTGCTCACACCACTGGCAGGACGCCCCCACCGCGGCCTGTCCACCATCGCCACCCACCGCGGCGACTTCGCCCCCATGAGCGACGACTGGCCCAGGTGGTGGGTCAACGGCCCCGACACACCCCCAGACGAGGCCTGACATGATCCGCTCACGCACCCTGGCCCGCACCCTCGAGCGCACCATGCGCCCCAACGCCGAGTCCCTCATGCGCGACACCGTCCGCGTCGAGCGGGTGGTGGGGACCGTCGACGAACTCACGGGAGAGGCGGAGCGGGCCATCGTCTACGAGGGGCCTGCCAAGCTGCAGAACCAGAACCAGTACGAATCGCGCCCTGAATCGGGTGGGCACACGTACGTGGTGCAGCGCTCGCTCGTGCACTTCCCGGTCGGCTCGTTCCAGATGGCCAACGGGGACCTGTGCACGTTCGTCGCGTCGCTCGCCCCCTTCATCGTCGGCCAGCAGTACCGACTCACCGGCGAGGCCCCGTACAAGACGTACGAGACGGCATACCGCGTCTACGCAGACCAGATCGTGGGGTGACCCCGTGGTCCAGAAGATCATCGACGCCTCCGAGCTGCGTGAGTTCGCCGCGGACATGCGCCGGTACCCCGAACAGCTTCGCCCACACATCCGCCCCGTCGTCGAGAAGGGCGCAGTGAAGATCAAGAAGCAGATGCGCGACGAGATGTCCGCAAGCCCGCACTTCAAGGGCGTCACGCGCTCGATCACCTACGACATCATCGACCGGGTCGGCGGGGTCGAGGCTGAGATCGGACCGCTTCCTGGTGCCCCTGGATCGCTCGCGAACATCGCCTACTTCGGCGGGTCCCGCGGGGGCGGCGGAGTGCCAGACCCGCGCGGGGCGCTTGAGGCGGAGGTTCCCGCGTTCGAGCGGGCGCTCGGTGCGCTGATCGACAAGGTGCTGCGGTGAGAGCGCACATCGACGCGATCGTGACGGTACTCGCCCCGCTCGGCCACGAGGTGCACTTCGTCGACGTGCCCGACGTGCCGGCCTACCCCTACATCCTGCTGTGGTCCTCGGCCGGAGTCCCTGGCCGCGAGGTGCCGCTGTGCGACCAGCACACAGACCTCGACACCCAGCTCGGCGTCACGATGGTCGCTGCCACGCCGCTCGGAGTTCTGCGGCTCGCCGGGCTCGTGCGCCCGATCCTCGACGGAGCACCGCTGACCGTACCCGACCGGTCCGCCCGCCTCGACCTCGTCGACTCCCGTGACGTTCAGGTCGACCGGGATGTGACGCTCCCGCAGCCAGACCGGCACCCGGCGTACGGCGTCGACCTGTACCGCCTGCGCTCGACTCCCGCCTGACCGCACCCCCCAAACAACCCCCGCGCGCCGCGCCTGGGGCTCGTCGCAATGCCCAAGGAGGCCAATATGCCGCTCATCGAGGCGTATGAGAAGAAGTCGGGCCGCAAGGCCCTCATCCCCAGCGACTGGCTCAGCCACCCCAGGCTCGGCCGCGACTGGTCCAGAACGCCCCGCCAGAAGGCCGGGGAGAGCGCCGTGACCGCAGCCAAGGCCGATCAGGCCACCACCAAGACCCCGGACGCCGGGGACGACCGCAAGGAGGCCCGCAATGGGCGCTAAGTCGCTGGCCGACGGCCACACCAAGTTCACGATTCTCACCACGAAGCCTGCCGACCCGGAGAACCCGACTGCGACCGAGCTCGCCGCCGGAATCGAGGCGTCGTGCGACGTCCTCAACAGCGACTTCACCTGGGGGCCGACGGACTCGGACAAGGTGCAGGAGAAGCCGCTGTGCACCGAGGGGAACGCGAACGCGATCGGCGCGAGCAACTACCAGGCCGGCTTCACGATCTTCCGATACTTCGACGCTGCCACCGGGAAGCCTGACGCCTCGGCCGAGGACCTTCTGGCTGCCGTGCAGACCAAGGGTTCTCAGCTCTGGGGCTACGCACGACGGACGGGACAGAAGGCGAAGGAAGCATGGGCGGCCGACGACGAGATCTTCTTCGGAGCCGAGATCTCGACCGACAACCTGCAGCCCCCGAGCGACACCGGCGGCTACATCAAGTACCGCGTGCCCGCCGAGGTCCAGGACGGCTGGACCTTCATCAAGGTCGCCGCGGGCGCCTAGCCCCCAGACCCCCGGCCCGCCCGTGTCGTCACGGGTCCGGGCGGGCCGGGCACCACTACATCGACCCGTGACACCACCTTCAAGGAGCAGGCCCGTGACCGAGAACACCGCCCCCGACCAGGACACCACCCCCGAGTTCAACCTCGACGACTGGCTTGCCGGAGCAACCATCGCGCAGGCCAGCGTCGACATCCTGCAGCGCCCCGACCTCCTCGCCCGCTACGACGAGTGGGAGCGCCGCTACGAGCGCGCGCAGCAGATCGCCAAGAGCAACCCCGACGCCGGCCTCGACGACGAGGACCCGCTCCTCGAGATCGAGGCCGAGGGCGAGACGCTCCTCGCCGAGATCTCGGCCTCTCGCGCGACCTGGTACGTGCGAGGGCTGCAGGACGACGACGCGAACGCCATCAACGAGGCGTTCCCCATGCCCGACAAGCCCGCAGGGTTCGACAAGCCGCTGCCGACCGTCGCCGACAAGCCGACCAACGCGCAGGCCGAGGCCTACAACCGGCGCTTCCGTGCCTACGAGATCGAGCTCGAGCGCTACAACACCGCACACCGCGACGAGCACGAGTCGTGGGCCAAGGCGGCGTTCGAGGTGCAGACGAACCGTGGCGCAGAGCAGATCGTGCGCTGCCTCGACCGGATCGAGGTCGCGGGCCGCGTCATCGCGACGTCCATCACGCACGAGCAGGCGCGGGCGCTGCCGAGCAAGATCGGTGACGTGCAGGTCGGCAAGATCATCGCCGCCATCAAGGCCGCGCGCGAGGCCGAGCCTGAGGTCCCCGCAGGTTTTTTGTCCCGCTCCTCCGCGACCAGCCCGGAGTAGTCCGGGCGCTGCGGACGGCCCGGTCTTGGGGCGCACGTCCGACGACCTTCCTCAACGAGTGGTCAGCGCGGGACCGCGAGCTCGCCCTCGCGCTGACCCTCCTGGAAGACACCACGACAGCCGAAGGGCTGCCCACCGACGTCGCCTACAACCCAGACAAGGACGGGTGGATCGAGGCACGACCGGTCGGGGTAGACCTCGGAGCAGCAGCCAGAGAACGGTGGCTCAAGGACAACCCGAAAGCCGAACCGGGGACCATGCTGCGCGTCGTCGACACGCAGGGCGAGGCGGACGAGGACTAAGCAGCGGCCTTTCGGAAGACCAACTCCTGGAGCCCGTACTGGTCAGCACCGCCCTGGTGGAAGAGCGCGTACCCGCGGCTCTCAGCCCCTACGACGACTTGGGCGTGAGTCAACGTGCTCAGAGGCCCGACGTTGATCGACACCACGTCTTCCCCGTTGAAGATCTGATCAAGGTGCGCATCAGGGTTCTCCCGCTGCCATCGGCGCTCGGACCGATCTCTCGACACCGCGACGCCAATGACGACGACGACAACGAGACCTCCGAGTACTAGTCCGATCAACATGCGGCCCATCTAACTACACATCGTGTCCCACCGGGAGGTGTCATGGCCGACCGGTCTATCTCCGTGCGCCTGCGTGCCGAAACCGCCGACTTCAATCGGCAGATCGACAACACTGCGCAGCGCACCAACACCGCGGCGCAGCGGATCGAAGCGTCCTCGGTCAAGGTCGAGACTGCCCGGAAGCGCGAGCGCGACGCGACGGCCCAGGTCGAGGCTGCGGAGAAGCGCCTCGCCGACACCAAGGCCCGCGGCACGGCGAGCGCTCGCCAAATCGAGAACGCTGAGAAGCAGGTCACCCAGGCGCGCAACGCGCAGAAGGGCGCGACCGAGGCGCTGACCGCCGCCGAGAAGAGGCATGCGGAGGTCGCAGGAACCGCAACGACAAGCCTCGGACGTCTCGCGCAGTCGGCGAACCAGAATGCCGACGCGTGGAACACGGCAGGGACGGCCCTGCTCGGCGCTGGCGCTGCTGTCACTGGGCTCGGTGTCGCAGCCCTCAAGACGGGCATCGACTACAACACCCTGCAGCAGCAGTCCCGTGCTGCGCTCACCACGCTTCTCGGCGGCGCCGAGGCCGCCAACGCGCAGATGGACAAGCTCGACGCCTTTGCGCGAACGAGCCCTTTCTCCAAGAGCACGTTCATCACGGCACAGCAGCAGCTTCTTGCGTTCGGCGTCACGGCTGATCAGGTTGTTCCCACGCTCCAAGCAATCCAGGACGCCGTGGCGGCTGCTGGTGGCTCGAACCAACAGCTCTCGGAACTTGTCTTCGTCCTCGCTCAGATACAGGCGGCGGGCAAGATCACCGGACAGGACCTCATCCAGTTCGGTCAGCGCGGCGTGGATGCTGCGACGCTCATCGGCTCTCAGATGGGTAAGACCGGCGAACAGATCCGTTCCGACATCACTGCTGGTTCTCTCGACGCGGGCACGGCCATCTCCGCCCTTACCGCCGGCATGGAACAGAAGTTCGGTGGCGCGGCAGGGAACGTCAAGAAGACGTTCTTGGGTGCCACAGACCGCGTGAAGTCGGCATGGCGCGATCTTTCATCTGAGCTCGCCGAAGGGCTTGTGGGGAAGGACGGGGGCGGAGCGCTAGGCAGCCTTGCCAATCGGGCCGCTGATGCTATGCGGGACTTCCAAGCGCTCCCCGGGCCGGTGAAGGCGAGCGGCGCTGCCCTGGGCGCAGTCACCGCAGCGGGGCTGCTTACCTCGGGGATGTTCCTGACTCTGGCGCCGCGCATCGTCTCGACCCGTGTCGCTATGGCCACACTGCGCACCGAGATGCCGCGCGCGAGCCGCGCCTTCACCACAGTCAGCAAGTCCATGCTCGGCATCGGTGGCGCAGCGGCCGGAATTCTGGCCGCCTCCGAGGCGGCGGGGATTCTGATCAACATCCTCAAGACCGGCGAGGCGGAGCAGGGGGCGAATGAGCTCGAGAAGTCGGTCCGTGACCTTGCCAAGTCTGGCGACATTTCCAACCTCAACGCCCAGTTCCAGAACTGGGGCAAGGTGCTGGGGGCGAACGTCAATGACGTCACTGACCTGGGTGGAGCACTGCGCGAAGCCCTCGCACCGAGCGTCCAGGACTCGATGGCTAATCTCGTTGGCCACCTGCCCGGCGTCACCTCGTACACGGAAGATGTGCGGACCAGGTTCGCAGCGCTCGACACCACCCTGTCTGGAATGGTCAACGGCGGCTCTGCGGACGAGGCGGCAGTGGCATTTGGCGAGATCCAGAAGACGGCGGCCTCGCTCGGATTCTCGACAGAGAAGTTGAACACGCTGTTCCCCCAGTACAGTGACGCCCTCGTTGGAGCGACGACCGATCAGACCAAGGCGAAGACTGCGGGCGAGCAGCTCGCGGAGTCCATGGGCTACGTGGGTGACATGTCCGAGGACAGCGCCAAGGCGCTGCAGTCGTGGCGCGACAAGGTCATTGAGGCCGACTCCACGATGCTCGACAGCCAGGGTGCCTATGACGCCGTGATCCAGAAGAACAAGGACCTGGCTCAGTCGACGGCTGACGCCACGAAGTCCTCCAAGGATTCCTGGGAGGACTACTACGACGGCGTGAGCGTCTCGATGGGCGACCTGCTCGCCGAGATGCAGAAGCAGATCGACGCCCAGAGCAACTGGCACGAGAATCTGCTCGGCCTCGCTGACCGCGTGAAGCAGGAGCTCCCGCCGAAGTTTCAGGAGTCCGGCAAGGAGATGCTCGAGGCTCTGGAGCTTCAAGGTGCTGACGGCGCTTCCCTCGTGGCGACGCTGTCGAGTTCGTCAGACGCCGAGTTCGCCAAGTACGTCAAGAAGTGGGGCAAGCAGGGATCTGAGGCAAAGGACGCTTGGCGCGAGAGCTGGGAAGCCGCGATTGATCCGGTGCCGAAGTTCAAGTCAGCTAAGGAGGCGCAGGCGGAGTTCCTGCACGGACTGCTGCTGAACCCTGGCACGATACCGGTGACCGCCGACACTACAGACGCCGAGCGTGCTGTTGCGAATCTCCGAGCAGCGATCTCCAACAGCTCGATCCCGAACTACGTCGAGGTCTCTGCTACCCGACCGAGTCGCTTCTCGAAGAGTCTCAACACGGGGCTCCCGCGGTCTCCGTTCGCCGACGGCGGCGCGATCACCGGCGGGACTCCCGGCGTGGACTCCGTGCCGATCCTCACTATGCCCGGCGAGCATGTCTGGACGACTGCCGAGGTCAATCAGGTGGGCGGCCAGGGTGCGATGTACCGCATGCGGGCTCTGGCTCGTGCTGGTGCGCTGCCGAAGTACGCCTCCGGTGGCGCGGTCGGCTATCTCGGCATCGGCACCCCGTCCGCAACGGACTCGGCCAGCATCCGCACCGCTCGTCTCAAGGCGGCGCTGCGGGCGGCGACCGCGGAGGAGAAGGCTGCGCAGAAGGCGTATGACGCGATCGACAGCAGCAAGGCCAACCACGCCAAGAAGGTCGCGGCGAAGGCCGATCTTGCGCAGGCCAAGGCCGATGCGAAGGCCGCTCAGAAGGCGTACGACGCGGCCAAGTCGTCGGTCGCCACCCTGCGCGGGTATGCCTCTGACCTGGCGTCGGACAAGCGTCTGGGCTCGGGCATCTACGCCAAGGCCGACAACCCTGGCGATGCGATCTCCAACGCGCTGTCGAACGCGTCCTCGCTGCTGGACTGGGCGGACTCGGGTGCGTTCTCCAAGGCTGCGACGGCCAAGATGCGAAAGACGGCCAAGTCGGCGCAGGTCCGGCTCACCAAGGCGCAGGACAAGCTCTCGGCGGCCACGGACACGCTCTCGGACATCACCTCGGCGTACGACTCGCTGCG